TACTCTAAGCATTTGACCTTCACCTGTCGCATCATTAACGTAGAGATAGCCACCTGCGTATTGATCCTCTGTTATGTCAGTACCGCCAGTTTCAACAGATATTACAGTTTCACCTGCTGCTACGTCTGCTGTAATCGCCATATCGAGGTGATGGGCAATTGCTGCTGCGTGAGTTACACATTTTCCTGCTGTAACTGCACCAGAACCCATTTTACCATAACGATAAACAGTATTACCGTAAAGTAATCTGCTACCTAGTGGAAATAACTGACTTGAACTTTCTGCATAAGGATCAACCGTACCGTATTGGCTACCGCCTTTACCCACAATAAAGTCAGCCGGTCCATATCCAGTTGCCGCAGCATATTGGATGTGTCCACCAGCATCAGTATAAACATTACCATCAGAATTAATAACCATACCATCGGTTACTGCTCCTGTTGCTGCGGTTACATCAATGGTTTTGAAACCATTTTCGGACCGAACTGGTCCATTAAACGTTGAATTTGCCATAATTAAGTCTCCTTAACTCCCTTACCGTCTCGGCTTGTCTGCTAGGGCAGTCGATAAGTTAAATTAGTTTACCCCTAGAATCTATATCATTCTATCTCATAGCTTCAAAAAAGAAAAGAAAAAAGAAAAAGGGAGCCGAAGCCCCCCTTTAAATCAGTAGTTGAGTAATAAACCCTACTGTAGGTTCATTTATGCTCCGGGTGTACCGAAGATTCCTCTCCAGTCACTCCAACCGAAACTGTATCGCTCACGCGCCTTGTATCTAACATTTCCAGTCTCAAAATCACCTTCCATGTTTGTTGATACAGGTGTACGAACAAAATGTTTCAAGCCGTTTGGTGCATCTGTCTTGATAAACCACGCATCAGTATCTGTTAGATAATGGTTTACTGCGTATCCGCCTGAGACCATGCCCATGTTGCGAATAGCATTAATATCATTATCTGAAGTACCTACACGTCCCGGTGTTTCCAGAAGTCTATCAGCTACGAACTGCAACGCAGGCGGGATAATCATCCGTTGTGCTTGCGCATTGATCTTTAAGTTTCTTTCATCTTTGAAAGCAGCAATATCAATTAATGCTTGTTCCAATGAAGTCTCATTAAGATCGGCAGCCGTTGAAAGCTCATTTTTCATGTCGACATTAGCAACGGTTGGATGGTCAGTAGCACAAAGCTCTTTTCCATCGCCGCCAACGTAAGATGAACTGAAAGCGTTATTCAAAACATTAGCTGCTTTGACTTGCTTACTTTGTTGCATCGAACGTGCAAGAGCTCTTGTATATCTGGAAGATAGCGTATCGTAGAGATTATCTTCGATTGCTTCCTCTGTCAATGCAAATGCCATTGCGATTGTCTCATGCGTATAACGAGCAGTCCACGATTCCTGTGCAGTATCATATACTACGGCAGCACCTTCTCCTTTAACAGGAGCTTCCCCAAATCCACTGAGCATTACCTCTTCTTCGAAGGCTCTTTCAGAACTTTCGGTGTCAAAGATATCTTCATGCTCATTGTTATAACGCTCATATTCTAATCCAAAAAGAGCGTGGAGACCCGGAGTTAACTCTTTAACGAGTTGAGCTCTATTAATCGCCATATTTCCTCTCCTTTAAATTAAACTGCGAACGTATTAGTTGGGAACGTAAAATAAGCTCTAGCATAAGCACCAATAGCGTTACTTGGTGCTAGGTTAAAGCCTACACATAGTGCGACACCACTTGAAGTAGTTGCTGTTGCACCCTCTTTCGATCTACCAGTAGTTGAACTACCAGCAGTTGTAGAAAGAGTGTACTTTGAGCCAATAAAACTTACTGCAGGAGTTCCTGCGGTAAATTGAGCTTCGTAAACAATACCCGGATCGGTATATACGAGAGCTTCAGCATCAGCACTACCTTGAGTAGCTGTACTTGCCGTCCATACTTTAGAAAACGTAGGTGTCCCGTCAGACGCTGTATAATATACTCCATAAAACACACCTATAGGAGTGCTTGTCGCACCTGCTTGATTGATATAACCACTTGAAAGAGTAACAACATCACCACTATAAATAGCAGTTCCGTAAGTACTAGCGATTCTCATTCTTGCAGGACGAATAACACCACCATACATGTGATATGCAGGAGTAAAACCATCAGGTTTATCTGTATTAGCCATAATTATCTCCTATTGTAATACATTGTTATTATTAATCGTCAGATTGATTCCTACTACCAAATTGGACCTTAGATTGCCTATTGATGTCACCACCTTTTATTGGCATCTTAGAGTCACTTTCTCGCATATAGTTTGATCTACACCTTCCATTTGCGTTTGCGTTTGTTCTTTAAAATACGCATTACGCTCATCGACGGTTTCAACTGGAACTTTAGCAAGAATTAACCCTCCAACCCCTATAACTCCAATATTCGATCCACTATCAACAGTGGGAGCTTCAAAATCAGGATAATCTTCCGCTCTCACGGGTTCATATCCTTCACGAATACGTTTAGACATATTCGATTTATCGTCTTGCCCTCTTGTAGCTTCACGAATCCACCTGAATTTGTATCCGGGTGGTGGTTTGGGTGCGTCTAACATTGACGGGGGTTTCCAAGGTTGTCTGCGAGTTTGAGAGACTCGTGTCTCGGCAGATCGTGAGTTTCGATCTGTATTGACGTGTGTTTCTAATGTTTCTTCTGTCATTTTATACTCCTTCAATATGCTTGGCATATTCTTCAAGTGGTACATTTAGTCTTTTAGCTATTGCTACCTGACTAGGTGATAACTTGACTTTGCGTGACGCTTTTTTACCTCCAGCACCTCTGCTAGAAGCAGCAACCTGTTGCACGGGCGCAGATTGCTCGTTAGAAAATTTTTGTGGGAAGTAGTCTTTTATGCGTTTATCTACTTCATTATAATAAGAATTAGATGTAGGATCAACTCCTTCATCAACTAATTCTTTATGTATTCCGAAAGCAGCAAATGTCATAGCTTGGTCATCTCCAAACCACGCATTCTTAGCTGCCCATGCTTCAGCTTTTGGATCTGGGGCTGAAGCTTGTTGCGGCTGTAATGTTGGCGTGTAGTTTTCAACAGGAGTCTCTTGAGCAGCTCTTTGTTCTTTAACTTTTTGTTGAGCAGATAATCTTTTAAGATTTTCTGATTCAGCACTTGCTCTTGAAAGTTTTTCTGTTGCATCTGCAACCGCATTCCCATCTCCTGTGTCTTGAGCTTCTCTTAAATTTATTTTAGCTCGTTCAATATCCGATTGTATCCTATTATCGTACTCTTTGAAAAGGGAAGTATCGGAATTTTTTAATTTTTCTTTTAAATTAGAGTTACTTTGGTTAATACTTTGAGCGTAAGTAACCGCTTCATCACGCTGTCTTTCCGCCTCTCTCATCTTGTAAGTTAGCTTATCAATGCGTTTTTGTACTGACTCACTGATTTGATCCAACTCATCTTTCTTTTCCGCAACTACTTCAACTATTTTTTCTTCTTTAATTGAATCATCAACATCTGCTGCGCTTATATCTACCTCCCCTTCAGGAAGTTCTAGTTCTATCTTTTCTGCTTCTTGTTGCATGGTATTCTCCATGATTATTTATGATAAAATTGCTTCTGGATCATCTATGGTTGCTAAAATTTCATCATCATTTAAAAGACGCATATCTCCGCCTTCTATATTAAAACGAGCTCCAGCATAACGACCGAAGATAACCCAATCACCTTCTTTACACCAAGGACCTTCTGGGAACTTATTCATATCACCATAGGCATCAGAGCCCATAGCAACAACATAGCCAACAACAGTTGCAAGTCGTTCCTTATCAAGTGTTGATTTGGCAATGTGAATCCCTCCTTTAGTGACTTGTGGTAATGAGAAAGGTAATATTAAGATACGATACCCCGTTGGACGTGGTAACTTATCTGCATGTGATTCTAGATTTTCTGGTGTAATGACGTTCTTTTCTTCCTGAATTTTAACTTCCGCAAGTTTACCATTACTTCCAAAATTATCTACTCTATCTGGAACAGTGTTAGTCATGTGCATCCTCCATATTGGAATGTAGGGTTTGAATTTCCTGTTCAACGAAATTCAAAC